ATTGATTAAGTTCGTAGCAACTAACCAAGACAATGCTACTGTCTTTCCACAGCCACGTCCACCATAAATTCCAGCAATTGGTGCTTCTGATTTAATGAATTGTAATTGGTGAGTTGCTAATTTTACTTTGCCATTCTTATCTATCATGCGTCAGTAAATGTAATTGCTATCTTAGCGTTAGAGTTTTCGTCTTGACCAATAGCAACTGTAGGCTGAGCAAATTTCTCATTCCAAAGGTCACGCCAACGTTTCTGCAATATTGTCATTGCCATCTGACGATCCATTGGACTGTTAATGTATTTCTCGATAAACAAGATGTGCATTCTATGCAAACAATCTAATACCCAGTCAAAGAGTATCTGAAGCATTTCAGCTGTTTCTTTGCTCATATCTCTTGTAGCAACAGAACAGCCTGTATAGAGTCTAGTGTTAATGTCTTTAAACTTATCAGGCATGAACAGTCTAATGCGTCTAAAGATCATTGTGTACATATCACCTAAATGAGCATCAGGATCAGATACATAACGTCTAAGGCACGGTGTTTCGATCGTAAAGAAAGAACACCAAATCTTACCGATATTGGCTCCGTCTGCAGTTGTATCAGTTTCAAAAATAGGCTCTTTGACGTTATCTAAGAGCCATGCTATTGCTTCTGCTACTATTTCACTACTCTGTCTTTTGGGCATCGATCAACTTATCCACTTTTTCAAAGACTGTCAATAGTTTGTTGAGTTTAGCGTCGAGTACAATCAAGCCTTCGTAGACTTGCTGCAATGTGATTTCTTCATTCATGTGATATCTCCTAGTAAAAAATTGGTTACTGATTCAGGTCTATACGCTCAATAACCGAAACGTACGGAGATTTATTATGCCTGTTCTTCATCTCTTTCTTCGTATTCAAATTCACCTTCATTGCCATTTTCAAGCATAGAAAGTGCTTCTTGAATACGAGCAACGTCTTCTTCAGCAATCTTGTATTTGCTTACGAGTTCGTTCAATAAATCGACAAGTTGTGTCATATTATACCTCAGTAATAATACTATTTATGCTATAAATATTTTGAACAAGTTATAACAAAGTGAGATTTTATGGCTGAAATTTCAGATGTATTAGTACGAGCTAAAGAATTTCTACAAAGAAGCTCAAATTATTATTGCAATCTAATCAAACGTAAGAAACGTGACTTGGAAGTTTATTCACGGAAATTTTTGGTCACAAGATATAATTGACAGTGTCGACCGTAAGAATAGACTTTGCAGAAGCTTTACACTTTACCAGAAGTTCGCAAATGCAGTTGTAAGTCCATATACGAAGAGCCCATATCATGCCGATATTGAGGACACTGATGGCGTATATGGTGACATTCAACAAGCAATAGACAACTTCGAGAATGACAATAACTTTAAGAACGCTATGATTAAGGCTGTTCACAATGCCTGTGTAACTGGTGTTGGTTATGTCATTATATCGACTCAGAATGGTAAGCCCGTACTTGAACATGTAAGAGATATCACATCTGTTGCCCTAGATCCTTGCATCCAGGAAATCACAGGTAATGATGCGGAAAAGGGCGCAGTTGTGAATATCATATCTAAAGCTAAGGCTAAACGTCTATATGGTGAAGATGTCTATCTACGTGATAATGACATCTATTTAAGTTATTTCGGACAGCAATGGAAGATTGACAAAGACAGTATAGCAGTTGTGTCATACTATGAAATGAATGAAAATGGCACAGTCGACTACTACAAGCTCTGTGGTGATAAAGTAGTTGTTGACAAGATTGAACTTCCATTTACTCGTATTCCTATCTACCGTGTAGCATATAACGAAGTAATTCGTAATGATAGATTTGACTATAACGGTATCGTTGACATGACTTATGACCTTCAGTTTGGTCTAAACCTTGGCTATAGCACGATGCTAGAAAGAATGAATAGAAGCCCTAAGGCTACATTCATGATGCACGTTAATGCTATTGATGGTCTTGAAGAATATTACAAGAAAGGTAACACTAAGGAAGGACTGGTCTACTTGTACAATGGTGATCAGGCTCCAATTCCTATTGTAGAACAGTATCAGACACAAGATTTGACACAGACTATGCAGAATTGTATTGATCTGATGTCAAGTACAATTGGTGTAGCTGCACAGGGTATCAATCCTGCACAAAATAGTAAGACTGCTACTGAAATTCTAATTCAGAATAATAACAGTGAAAGTAACGTCGAGTCATTATACTTACACGCACAAGATGCTTGTAGAGAAATTACAAAGTCTGTTCTTGAAGCTCTATGCTATGAACAGGACTTGCAGTTACCAACATTCAAGTTAATCAATGGTCCTGAAGTTATCACAAAGAACATGAAGAGACGTCAGGAATTACTAGCTGTTAGCAATCTTGTTGATGACAAGACCCGTACTATTATTGCTAAACACTACATTGCTACATTGGATGCAGATGTCAAGGACGGATTGACTGCTGACATTATTGCTAACAATCCAGACATTAACTTTATTTCTGACAACAATCAGGGTGAAGATGCTCGTGCTGTAGCTGTAATGCAGAGACTTGGTGCTATCATCGATGAAACTCAGAATGAACTTGAAGCACAGATTGCTGCTAATGCAGAGTTGAAGAAAGAACTTGATATGGCTAACTTGCAACTCTTGAATGCTAAGGAACAACACATCTTGGATATGACTAAGATCCAGAACGATTACGACATTCAGTCTGCTAAGTTGGACATTGAAGCTGCTAAGGTTCAGAATGATGCTGTTGGACAACAGGTTGATGCTGAAATCAAGATGGCTGATGCTGATCAGAAAGCTGAAACTGAAAACATCAAGATGCAGCAAGAAATGATGAAACTTGAAGAAAAGAAGTTAGACATTATTCAGAAGAGTATTAGCTAATGCAATGGGTTGGATATACACCTTACGAGGACTTCATTAGACGATTAGCAGTAACAAATCCTACTCGTGCTGCTATCGAAGAAATGAGTCCACAAGAATATAGAGTAGCGGCTGCTAGTGTGTCAGGCACTAACAACCCTTCTCGTGCATCTTCTACATTTGTTAGAAGAATCAGATATATGCCTGCTAGTCAAGTGTCATTAGTGACATTGGGTAATAGTCAGTATGTCTATCCCATGTCTAAACCTCAATTGGCTCGTTGGATGACTAGCAATTCTTTGGGACAATATTACAACAAGTACATAAAGCTTAAATAGAGGACTTATGGCAATCACAATTAGAGACATTATTGCAAATGCGCTTGCAGAATCAAGATTGGTTAAACGCAATCAACCAGCACCTGCTGAGTTGTTTGTTAGTGCATATCAATTGCTGAAGGATAGATTAAGTGAATACAGCAATACGAATTTGCTGTCATTCATTAGAAAAGAAGTTGACGTCGAATTTACTGATAACAAGAGAAGCTTGATTGTTGGTGAATACATTCCTAAAGATGACTACGTTATTGAATTTTCTACGCATGAACCGATGGATTCGGGTCTAGCTGGTCAAATGGTGTATGACAAAATTGGACGTAAGCTTTATCAGTGGCAAGGTGGATGGGTAGAACTCGAAAATCCTCAAGACTATTTCATCGTTTATCCTGATATCGAAGTTGACAATCTACAGACTGTTGTAAGATGTTACAGAATGTCAGACAATCAGATCATGGAAGAAATGAACTTCCTTGCTTATGAAGACTTCTATCGTCATACATTAACATTGAATGTTTACAGTGTTTTACCAATTGCAGAAGATGCTGTACAGTTGATGGTCAAACCTGGTGTTAAGAAAGTCAAGATCATCTACAATGAAAAGTTCGACTTCAATGAAGATTCTACGTTGCACATTCCAAATCAATTCACTGCGCTCTTTACTGCTGGTCTTGTGTATGACTTAGCAAGACAATATCCAAGATTGAGTGATAACACAATACAGTTGCTCAAACAGAGATTGGACAAGATGGAAGAAAATGTAAGAACAAGTTCGTCAGTGAATAAGTTCGTAGGACGTGACATTGACTACAGAACTATGACTTATGGAGATTTTGTTCAGGGTAGATTCTTGTACTACTAAGGAGATTTCATGGCTAAAGTTAGTCTAATCAATAACATAGTGGGTGGACAAAACGTTAGTGATGTCCGTCTTGCTGGCTTAGCTGAATCAATCAACATGTACGTGGAAAATAGTGGTGAGACTACTATTCTTCGTAGTATTCAAGGTACATCGTTGATTGCAAAAGTCAGTGATAGAAAGTGTAGAGGCTTATTCGAAGCATCGAAAGGTGTTGATGGTAAGCCCATTCTATTTGGTGTCTATGGCTCATCTCTCTATGTGTTTACTGAAGATGGTCCTGAAGAAATCTATAGACAATTGACAAATGTTGACACTCCAGTTGGTATGTGTGAAACTGGTGGTGAAGGTAGTGCACATCCTCATCTCATTGTTGTAGATGGCTCTAACGTTATTGCTGTTACAACTGACATGACACCAGCTGACATGATGTTGGACATTAAAGAAATTGCACTACCTTATCGAGTAGACAGTACTACACAACGTATTGTACCTACTCATTGTGCTTATGTGTTCAACTACTTAATTGTCAATGATAGCGGAACAGACGCATTCTATTGTTCTAAGCAATACCCATTTGAAGATGAAGATGATGACATTTTCATGATTGGTGCTGGTGGCAAATATCCTGACTATGGATTTGTGACTTATGCAGAATGGGCACCCGACTTGTTAACAGCTTTATCTGTAAACAATAATTTACTAATTACATTCGGACCAAAGAGTTCACAAATATTTACATACAATTCTGACGTTGATGCTCCGTTCGTTAGTCCATCAAATGCTGCTAATGGCATAGGTATTCGAGCGGTCTACAGTTTAGCTAACGTCGGTAACTACTTGTTCTTCTTGGGTAGCAGTGACATCGGTGAAAATGGTATCTTCTACTACGAGATGAATCAGTTGACTCGTATTTCTACATCAGACATTGAGCGTCAGATTAGCAAGATGAAATGTCCTGAAGACGCTGTTGGTCAGTGTTGGACAGAAAATGGTCATGCGTTCTATGCGATTACGTTTATCGAAGATGACTTAACATTGGTGTACGATTTAGCTGAAAAAGAATGGCACAGACGTAGCACTAGAGACAAGAACTCTAACTATCATCACTATTGGCGTCCGATGTTTGCAAGACTTCATGATAATAAGTTGATGTTCGGTACTGAAGATGGTTGCTTAGTCTGGTTGAATCCACGTAAGTTTGATGAATACGATGCACGTCCTATCATTCGTGTAAGACGTAGTGGTATGGTGTTGAGCAACTACAATGATTACTACGTCGATCGTGTAAGACTGTTCTGTAACACTGGTGACTTTGACAACGTGAACTTAGTGCCCAAGATCATGATGAGATACTGCGATCATGGTGGAGCTTGGGCTAACGAAGAAATGGGTATGCTCGGTAATCAGGGTCATTATAACTGGGAAGTTGAATGGTACAATCTTGGCATTCACAATGTCATGACGTTGGAATTCAGCTGCTCAGATCCAGTTAACTTTGCTATTATTGCTGCTAAGATTCAGCACGAGGAAGTAGATGCGTTCTAATCAGAGATTTATTAACGACGTTAGTGTATTCAGTGATGAACAAGAAATGCGTAATGCATTGCTTGGTCGTTACTGTAAAGACTATCAAGACAAGTACAAGTTGAGCATCATCAAGAATGTGTGCATCATTAACACATTAGATGATTGCACAATTGAGCTACCAGATCATTATAGCTTTGCTTATGAAGATGAAGGTGGTAGACACATTTGTAGTGAAAGTGAAAATACACTTGCTGTCTTTGGCATTTCAACAATAACTTTCCACGTTAAGAATACGTGATAAATAATATGAGGAACTAATTATGGCTTACGCAAAAGAAGCAAACTATGCGGGTAGCATGTTACAAGGAGCTGGGACAGGAGCTGCAGCAGGTGCTGCATTCGGTCCATGGGGCGCCGCAATCGGTGGTGGTGTTGGTCTTGTTGCTGGCTTTTTCAGCGCTTGGGCAGCATCTGAAGATGAAGAAGAACGTAAGAAGATTCTAGATCAAGCTAAACAACAACTTGGAGCTAACTACTCACAGTTGCAGGGCATGATCAATCAGTATTATGCTGATAACAAGTCGATTGGCTCTAAAGAAGACATTGACACTTATCGCAATCTTGTCAGTGACTACAACCCATACGAATTCGTTTATGGAGATGATACTGATGGTGATGGTGTACCTGACTCGATTGGTGAATTCGATTACGACAAGTCAGTTGAAGACTTCTATGCGCCAAATCGTCAAGCTATCATAGATAAAACAACTGAAGCTGTTCAACATACAGCAGCTGGCGCGGGTATCGGTCGTGGTACTGGTGCAGCTAATCAGATTGCTACTGCTGTTACTGATAAGAATGAGAATTTGTACAAAGATGCACTGAACGCTTACAATCAGGACAGACAATTCGCATACAATCTTTGGAACTCTAAAGCTAACATGAGTATGCAAAGATTGAATCAGTTAAAGAGCGCTAAAGATACTCAACTTAGTCTCTATGGCAACTTGGCTGAAGACTATCAGAATTGGCAGCAATCTAAACTTCAGACTCAGATGGATTTGGACAAACAGAAGATGTCTAACGATTTAACATTGACATTGGCATCGATTTAGGAGCAAATATGAAATACGGATTTGATGTAGCTTATAATTTACCAGACTTAGTAGCATGGTCACAGAATGTTCGTGATAGAAACGACAAACGTGCTGAACAACGTAAACAAGCTTACATGCAACTAATGCAGATGCTTGGACGTGGAGTTGGTGCTTACAAAATGGGTAAAGACTATCGCGATTGGAAAGCTGACCAGAATATGTGGAATGAAGAACTTAACAGCATCAACGATTTAGAAAAAGAATACGATGCTGCACAAGATCAGTATGACATTGATGCAGCTGACAGATTGATTTCGAATCTTTATGAAACTAACCCGTATGCTATTCCTGGTAATGCGGGTGCTAGTCAAGATGATTACATTTTGTACAATCTTGGTTTACGTTAAGGAGAATTTATGTACGATCCATCAGAAGCATTACTACAGCTTGGGCTTTATGACTATGTTTGGGGCAATCCTGCATTGCTTCAGACTTACAATGCTAATGTTCAAGCTGATAAAGCACGTAAAGAGCAGCAAGCATATAACTCTATTTGGAAGAATATCGAGCTTGCTAAGATGCGTAATGAAGAAAATAAGCGTAAGTCTATTGCAAAGTCTACAGCTGAAGCTAAAGTTACTCAGCTTTTAGATGGCTATGGCTACAAGACACCTCAACAAAGAGCATACATCGATAAGCAAATTGATCTCGCAGTAGAAGAAGGTGAATTGAATCCTCGTGTAATCGAGTTGTACAAGAAAGAAGCAGTTGATAATGCTAACGAAGAAATGGCTGAACAAGCTGCAAAGAATGCTATTCTTGATCCAATTAAGCAAGAAATCAGACTACATGGCTTGTATTCATCTGCTCCAACAGAATGGAAAGATATTAAAGGTGATGCAGCTAAGAATATTCAGACTAAGCTTGGATTTACTGGTAAAGATCTTGACGGTATTCTTGGCAAGAAGTCAATTGCTGCAATTGAAGCATGGAACAAAGATCATACAGAAGATCAGATCAAACAGCCTAACGATTTAGCTGACATGCTTAGCAGAATCGATGCTCTTGAGTACGACTTCAAAGGTCAAAAGAAGAAATTCAATCCTGCTGAACTTGATGAACTTCGTAAGCTAGTTTACGGAGGTGAAGATCCAACAGCTGCTAATCGTGAGAATTGGAAAAACTGGGCAAGAGGTCAAGCACAATCTGATGCTGAAAAAGCACGTGAAGAAAAGAAGAAAGCAGAAAAGTATCAGCAGATGTACTTACAGAAAAAATCGCTTACTGCTGAACAAGACAGACTAAGACGTAAATATTACAAATAAGGTGAATTATGGATTCAAAAATCGAAAATTATTTGTTAGATGTCGAAGAGTATCTTGATACAAAGACATACAACCAAATGTTTGCTGATGCTGACAAGCTTGATACTAAATCTTGGCTTAACAAGTATCAGGCTTCACAGCAAGCTAATGATGTGCTCGCAGCTACATGGAATTCGTATGGCTTTGACACATACTCAAAGAACAAGTACGAACGCTATATAGACACGTTCGGCACATCTGATTCAAAAAATCCATTCAACAGACCAGAGTCTTGGTTAAAAGCTAAGTGGACAAGCGATTATCCAGATATGTCGTTCGAAGATTTCAAGAAAGACATTGCTGATATGTCAAAGCACTGGGAAGGTGAAAAGCGTGCTAGAGAATACAACGCTGGTAAAATACGTAGAACTAGAGAAGTAAAGAACTGGCCTTTATGGAGAAATGTTATTGCTTCTGATTACGAAAAACAGCGTTACATCAACGATCCTAAAGCAGCTATATTCGGTGAAGAAGCTACACCTGTCAAAGAAGATTATCTCAATAAAGGTGAAGCATTTTCTGACTTAATTTATGGTGGTGCCGGAGCTATTGGTGATGTTCTTCCTGGTTGGGGTGTACTTGTAGGTCCTGCTATTAGAACTGCAAGAGATGTTCAGCACAAGGCTACTGACAGTCCATACCAAAAAGACTGGACTAATGTTGCACAAGATGCTGTTACTGATGCACTGTTCAATGTGGGTACTGACTTATTGCCAAACTTTAGACGTTTCACAAACATGGGTAAGCGTGGTGCAAAAGAATCTCCAATTTCTACTGTCATGGATCTTGAAGATGACATCAATAGTGTACGTACACAGCTTAACGATCTTGGCAAAGCATTCGATAGTAATAGTAACATAAACATTATCAAAACTATTGAAAAGATGCCAGAAGGTGATTTTAAGAATGAATTGCTCAAGTATGCGTCTGACTATAAGAATATAGATAAACAGGGCATAGCTACAGTAGCAAACAAATGGCAGTCAAAACTAAATGCGTATGACACAGCACCATTTGTTAACGTTGCACAGAACGTTGTTGAAGGTAAAGCACAACATCATGGTAGTGGTGAAATCTTCAATGACCCACTGTTCAAACGCAAACTACTTGAACCTAAATTAACTAAGGGACAGTCTGTTGCAAAAGACATCATCAGAGGTGTAGAAGTTGCTGCTAAAAAGGGTGGGCCTGCAATTAAAGTCACTGATACTGCTAAAGGTCGTGGTTCTGAACCAACTACTAGCGATAGTTTGCTCAAAGATTGGTACAAACAGAATTACAAACGTGACTGGTTGTTAGATAAACCATTCAAGCCTGCACAGAAAGAAGGTGACCCTAAATGGGAAGCATATGTTGAATTTAGAAGAGAAAATAATTTGGAGCCGTAAATGAGAAACTTTGTTGACCCTTGGCAAAACATACTTGGTCCAACTGGAAGACTTTTGGTTGGTCGTCTAACATTCTTAGAGCCCGATACTAGTGGCAATCTTAAAGAGATTTACGATGTAGACGGACAACCGCTGGAAAATCCAGTCTACACTTCGATCTATGGTTTGCCTAAACATCAAGTGTTGCTAGGTGATAGCGACTATAAAGTACAGTTTGAAGCATACATCGGTAATGGCAACATGGAGAACGATGAGAATGCTACTAACTGGTTGCTTTACAAGACTGTCATTAGCAAGAACGGAAGTCTTTCAATTGACGACGGTAGCATTTCAATTAGAACTATTGCTACTATGGCACAGCTTAAAGCACTGGGTGGAATGGAAGATGGAGACGTAATTGAGCTCATCGGTTACTACGCTGCTGGTGACAGTGGTATGTCTCGTCTTTACATCTGGGATGAAGATGCTACAAACACAGATGATGGCGGTGCTATTATATCTTCTTCTACTACATCAGTTGGTAGATGGAAGCTCGTCGTGCCTGGTACTTACGTTGATGTAAGATGGTTCGGTGACATTCCTGATAAGACTGCTAAGACACAAGCAACTACAACGTCCAATGTTGGTCAACGTGTTAAAGCTGCTACATTTGCAAATGGTGTACATAAAGACTTATACTTCCCTGCTGGTTACTACTATTTTGCAGGTGCTAACACTGTTTCAGTTGACAAGAACATTATACTTGATAAGATGGTGCGCTTCTGTGTCAAAGAAGGTACGTCAGGAACTTTGGTTAAAGCTGAAGAAATTCAAGGCAACACTGACTATCTCTTCATACCTGAATACGGGTCTGAACACATCGGTGGTTACAACGTTCAAGCTGACTGGATTGACACAGCTTGGTATTACAGTGATAAAGCGACTGCTACAGGTGCTAAATTCGGTTACACAATTGAACGTAATCTAAGAAGCCCATTGGTATTCAACAATACTACTGTTAGAGTATTGACACTTCAGCCTGGTAACGCTACTTACAATGGATGCTTGATCGAGTCGAATAAGAAGATCGATCGTGGTACTTTCCAGAACATGGACATCGATACTAGCTGGTTCATTGACAATTGGCAAGACAGCAACATGCATTTCGAAAACTGTACTGTTAAGTTGGCTAATTGTCGTAGTGCTGATGAGTACATTAGAGTTAAGAACTTAATTCAAGATTATACTTATGGTGACTTAGGTGAACAACAGCTTCATAATGCTACAGTTCATGGTGGATGTGTTATCGAAAACTGCTACGGTACTGTTACAGTAACTGGTACTGGTGGTGTCGAATTGCACAATGCTTCGTTGACTATTAGTGGCTTGACTTCGAACAATTCACTAAACGTTGTTGACAGCTGGTTGACAATTCCATCTAACATTGTATTGAGCAACATTCAATTCAGACGTGGTTCATTGCAAGGTAGTGTATCTGTGCAAGTTCTAGGTGATAGCTTGTTTGAAGATGTTACAACTTACACTACTATCATTGGTCTTGGTCACACTGTTACATTCAATAGATGTAACATTTGGGGCTATGTGCAAGGCACTGACATTATAATTCACAATAACAACATCTACAATCAGATCGATCAGAGAGATACAAACGGTGTAGTCAACGTTAACTGCATCGGTAACATGTTCTATCTTACTGCTCAGGGTATACCAGCACGTCATTACGTTCATGCGACTACTGCTGCTTCAATTGTAAGCGGTATCTGGTCAAAGAATGGTTCGTCTTATGACACTGTTCACTGGATCAGACTTGACAGAACTAACTTGGTATTCCAGGATAGTGCACACAATTACACTTATGCTGGTAATTCTGAACCTTACTTGATGAAGTGGTCAGGTCGTAATCATCCAATGCAGTTCAAGTGCTACGGTGGTCACTGGTCAGCTAGTCAACAGGGTACTGGTGTATTTAGCACTACAACTATTCCGTTCTGCTTCTACAATAGCAGAGATAGAAAGATTTACGTTGTGCCAAGACAGAGATATTGGAAGATGTTCACTGTTGGTCGTGGATACTTGATGAGATCTGGTAAACTCATGATACCAGGCAAGTACATCGGTATCATGGAAGGTGATTACAACGATCACACTAACGGTCAAGTAGCACCTGTCTGGAACTGGGGTTGTAACGCATATCAGAATCAATTGCTCTTAGATGGTGAATTATTCGGATGCATGTCAGCAGTTTGTAGAGACGCAGATGGTGAAGCTGAGTATGTTTGCTCATTTGAAGCTGAAAATACTGATCACACTGGTACTTACAGCTATGGTACGCAAATCGGTAACTATCCATCTAAACAATGGGACGATGACAAGTGGGAAAACGAATGGCCTGTCTATCCTGCTACACCAAGCAGCTTGACAATGTTTGTATTTGTCGATCCAGACTTTAGTTCGAACACAAATGCACAAACATTCACGTAGCATAAATATCTTTAGAAACACTTAAACGCAAACAGTGTGCGTAATCACTGTTAGGAGAATACATATGAGCTGGTCTAAGAAAGACGCCGAAGCATTTGTTAACGGCACTAAGACATTTGATGAAATTGAAGGAACTTCTCAACCCGACAATTCATCAACAGAAAGTAATGCAGAACCTTCTGTGACTGAAACAGCTTCAGTCGAACCTCGAAACGATGAGCCAACTGAACCAGAAGTAGAGGACAAAACTGCAAGTTCAGAAACGAAAGACGAGCCTGAGAAACCCGTTGAAACTAAGAACAAACCACGCTATACTCAAGAGCAGAAACAGCAGCATGCATTTGCTAAAGAAAAAGCTAAACGTAAACAAATGCAAAGTCGCATTGCTGAACTGGAAGAAAAGCTTAAGAAGTATGAAGGCATGACTAAGGATGACTTCAAAGGCGATGAAGACGCATACATTGACTACAAGACTGATAGAAAGGTTGATGCTGCAGAACTTAATAGACTAAAGGATGAAGAACAAGCTGCACGCATGGAAGAAGCTATTCAAGCTGCAGAACAGAAAGAAATTGACTGTTTTCCAGATGAAGCTGAGCGTTCCAAGTACAAGCAGCTCATTACTAAAGCTGAAACAAGTTTTGCATCAATGCATCCTGAACTCGGATTTAATAAGTTTAGCGATCTATTGCTAGCTGAACAAGATCAGAGCATTATTCAGTATTTGCAAGATTCACCGAATGCGCCTAAATTGATTAAGCATTTCATCTATAAGCCTGAAGCTGCGCTCAGCATTATGGGTAAGCAGAATCAGTACTTGAAGATGATTGAAATGCGTCAATTGGAAAATCGTCTATTGCAGCATGAGAGAATTATATCTTCTAAGTCAAAGCCCGTGGTCAAAAAAGAATTGCCGAATACTGGTAAGGTTGTAACAAATCAAACAAGCGTAAGTAACGACGACATTTGGAATCATCCATGGTCAAAGAAAGATGCAGAACGTTACATGCGCGATCATCAATAATTCAAACATAAGAGGTTTATATTATGGCATCTACAATTGGTAACAATGTTATTACTTCGAAAATGACTCAGATTCTTTCGCTCGAAATGGCTAAGAATGCTGGCTTCTTGAAGATTGGTTCTAGAGACTATTTCTCTGATCAGATTAACGGAAAGATGAGAACTGGTCACAGCTACACCTTCGTTATTCCTGACGCTGGTAATGTGGTTGAAGGTCTCGTTATTTCTCCACGCGCAATCGATGAAAAGAAAGTCGATTTGACAATTGGCAACATGAACAACAGCGTACGTGCTGATGCTCTCGAATTGGTAACAGATTTGAAATGGGAGGACGAAGTTGCTAAGACTTATGCAGGCAAGTTGGTCAATGCTATCGTTCGTAAGGAAGTTGAAAAGGCAATGCCTGCTGTTAATACCTGCTTCGTTGGTGAAGGCTTCCGTCCACTTGCTAAGGCTGGTGCACACTTGCAGTCTATCGTTAACGAAAAGATTGTTGGTTTCATCAATCCTCAGGCACAGGCTATCGTAACTACTAACGGTCAGCAATTCCAGCCTGTTGGAACTCCAGACCTTTATGGTAAGGGTGACGTTGGTACATTCCAAGGCGTTACTTACACGACTGAACGTTTCTTAAAGCCACTTACAATTGAAGCTGGTGTGGTTAATGCACTTTCTGCAGCTAAGGCTAAGGCACTTGATGCAGATCACCTTGATGAACTTGGCCTAAGCGGTGTTACAACTGCTGCAGACACAGTTCTTAAGGCTGGTACTCCAATTTGGGTTGACGGTGCATTCGCATGTGACACTGTTGGTGATGTAACTACTGTTCCTTATGCATTCGTGGTTAAGGAAGATGTTGCTCTTTCTGCAACGTCAGTAACTGCTAAGGTTGAACCAGTACAGTTCAAGGACGTTGGTTCTCGTTCAATCAACACTTCTGCTCTTGGTGGAAAGTCAATTAGCATTCCTGCAACTGGTACATACCATGCTGCATTGCTCCGCGCTGAAGGTTCGTACGACTATACTCCAGTTAACACAATGGAATTCATGTTGAGCGACAAGACTTCTGTTGGTGATACTGATGGTATCAAGGTATTTGCTAACGCATTTACTGATGGTGTAAGCGCAATCAACACTGTTCGCTGGGATAGCCCATACATGGCAGGTCAGATCGAATCTAGAGGTGCAAGCCTTGTGTATTTGAAAGACGCTGAATAAATAAGGTAATCTCAGATCAAATAATAATTCAAGCTGTAGTACAATTGGGTACTACAGCTTTTTTCTTTAGTCTGCCTTTAACACATCCAGCTGGGCATTCATAAGTAAAGATGTTACGCGTTCCATCGTTGTACCAATGCATACCTTTACTACCAAACGACGGATTGTTTAGTTGAGCAGCTCTACTTTTTTCACGTAGTTTAGCTTTATGCTCTTCTGATAAAGGTCCACGCTTCTTACCAGTTTGTCCTTTCGATATGTTAGCTCTGTGTTCATCAGTGAACTTAACTCCTTTATGTACTGCAGATAACTTAGCTCGTGTTTCAGCAGATACTTCCTTCTCATATTTAAGTTTACAGCCTTTGTGTAGTGTTGGGTTATTCGTGTGTACTGATTGTGGCATCCATATTAGTTCGTCGGGTGATACTTGCCAATATCTATTCATGCTTTCAAGTTCCGCAATTGTGTACATAAACTCTAGCACATGATGTGGTATGTACATTTCGTCTGCTGATATAGCTTCGTCATAACGTTCTATATCTTCGGGTCTATTTCCAAATACTAATTCGTTTCTTTCTGTGTATCGTTTTGCTATCATGAATATAATTTAATAAAATGACAAAGTTAGTGTATACTTTGAAGCATAAATATTGAAAGCAGCGTATAGAAGTAATACGCAAAGGCGGTACACTATGTCAATCGAAAACGGCGTGCAAAATGTGCAACTGGGTTATTTGATAGACCCTGCATTTCAAATAGAAAATTTAGCTGGTAAGCCTGCTGTTGGCGGCAGTATCTGCGTATTTGAGGCGGGAACAGACACAAAGGTAATCACATATCAGGACTTTGACGGGAACGTCAATCCATTTAAAATTCCACTACATTCAGACGGACGTGCAGTAATTCTTGCTGATCCAAGCAGGAAGTATGATTTCTACGTTTATGATTCGTTTAACAATTTGATGTTTAGCCGTTTGAATGTGACACCAAATCTAAGTGGTAACATTTCGATTAAGGGCTGTGATGTGTACATCTACAATACTGATGGCACGTTAGACATTACACAGCAGTCTATTCAGAACAACATTAGACGTTACGAAATTAACACTAAACACAAATCACTGGGTGTCGAAGCACCGTTATACTTCGTTGAAGATAGCGACAGTGCTACAATTATCGGTCTATCAGGTGACTATGCAACTACAGCTGATGTTGCTGCTAAACTTGACACAACTGCATTTAGTGAAGTAAGCGGAGACTTCTTAACAGACAAATTCGAATATGACGATAACGACAATATTACTGGTTACGATGGTAGCGCTTTCGCTAGCAATGGTCAAACCTATTCAGCCGGCACTAATATCGATATCACTGATAATGTTATTAGCGTTACTGGTCTACCTGACGTTGAGAATATTGTCGATTCTGCTGTAACGAATGTCGAAAACAAGTTTGAATACAATGAAAACAACTACATCACTGCATACAACAGCTCTTCCTTTGCTGGCACTAACTACAGTGCTGGTGATTATGTAAGCATTGAAAACGACACAATTAGCGTAACCGGATTGCAACCAAGCGGAGATTACGCAACTAAAACTGAACTCGAATCTGCTACAAGCGGTAAGCAAGACACATTGAGTGCTGGTGATGGTATTTCGATCGTCAATAACACGATTTCTGTTACATCACAAGGTGGTGGAATTGAACAAGTAAGTCATGATGACACGTTAAGTGGTAACGGTAATTCTGAACCACTTGGTATTGCTAACATCGAAGACTTCGTAAAGCAAGATGACTTGAGTGCTTATCAGTTGAGCGGAAATTACTTATCTGCTTCAGAAAGTGCAAACTTCTATCCGATGACAGGAAATCCAAGTGGCTTCTTGACAAATGATGCAATTACAGGATTGCAACCATCAGGTGATTATGCAACACATGATGACTTGACAGCTTATGCTACAACTTCTTTAGTCAGTTCTGTAAGTTCTGAATTGTACAGTGCAATTAGTGGAATCTCAGGTGACTATGAATTAGTTGCTGGTTCTGGTGTTGAACTAGTTGATGATCCGAATGCAAAGACTACAACTATCAATGTAACAGCTGAAGGTACACCTGTTACTGCAATCCAAGCGATGATTGAAAGTGCAACATCTGGTTTGCAGCCAAGTGGAGATTATGCTACAACAGCAGATCTTACTGCAAAACAAGATACACTCGAATATGGATATCACGATGCTGCTATTAGCTCTATCGATACAGCTGCACTTTACGACACATCTGCACATGCAAGAATTAACACATTAG